CGACGCAGTAATGCTGACCAGTATTACATCCTTGTCAGAACTTGGGGAGCCGACTTCCTTAGCAGCTCTTCTTCAATCGATGTCGATCACAGAGGTTTACTTATGTGGAAGGAAGTATAAATAAAGGAGACCATATATCTACTATCACGGCATTAGCTCTAAGCCATTCCAGCTCAGCTCCGGAAAGAGCTCCTCTAGGGTCACCGTCTCGGTTGCAAAGCCATATACAGGGCTTTCCCCATTCCACAGTTCGCTTCTTACGATACTTATCTGTGAGCACGAATCGCTTCTGTGATCCGAAAAAGTTCTTCCAGGCGGGGAAGAACTTGATGTTGAAATCGTCGAGGACGATATACTTGGCCGACGCGTCCCAGTCGTCCAGGTTGAATTGCCCGCATAGGTACATGTGCGGGCCAAGAGATCTTGCCCACTCAGTCTTCCCGAGTCTTGATGCCCCGCATAGTAACAACGAAAGAGGTCGTTCACACTCTATCTATCAGATTATTTAAACGGACGCGGAGGTGAGGGGACCCCCCGAAGGGAGGGGAGGACCCCGGAGCTTCCTTCCCCCTTGGGGGTAGGGGGGTGGAGTAAAGGAAAGCATCATACCTCAAGAGAATTTTTAGCCCATTCCTTCAAATCGTCTGGTTCCAGAAAGTCCTCGCGAGCTCGTCCACTGTATGGCTGTCTCTCGCTACCGAACCGCCACTCACAAAATTCGAGAAGTCTTCCCAGGCTGAGGCACAAATCACGCGGATAGTGTTCTTCAACTCGTGCCAGAAAAGTGGCTGAATCTGGGCAGTCTGCCAGTAGGGCTCTCCATCCGGTTCCTCCACGACCGGACTCAAGCTCTGCAAGTTCGAAATTACGAAGCGCGTCACCGTCGTATTTTGAGCAATATTCTCCCACGGCTTTCGGACTACGCGGCTTCTGTATGTTAGGATGGTGTCCGTCCACGTCAAAGCATCCTGTTCCAGCGAAGCGTCTCCTGGTATCCCAACTCGCGTAAGCGTGAATATGAGGGTTCCCGTCTGCGTGAGACTCGAGCGCAACAAGAAATCGTCGGACACCCAGTGAGACCAGTAGGAAATCTCGTACCCGTTCGCGCGTAAGCTCGCCTGATTGTGGGTATGTGAGGAAGACATCTTTTCCGTCAAAACCGAAGCTGCGCATTCGGTGTGCCAAACTTTGCCGCTGGATTAATATTACCCAGCGGCACTTGGCACTTGGCACACTTATATAAGTGTGACCAAAAATCGAAAAACATTTCGATGGCCTCAGCACTTTGGCAAGTTGGAATCGCTGCATTAGGAACTGCAGCCACGATTTATCCCCTACACCTGTTGGATGCAAACATCGAAAGCCGTAAAAGGAAACACGGACTCATCACTCCTCCTGATTCTCCTAGAGCTACAAAGCAAATTAGACTCGCTTCTGGAAAAGGTCAACCAAATATGGCAGGAGCTATTAGACGACGAAGATTCAGACGACGAAGAAACTTCCCAGTTCGTCGACGTACCCGAACACGACGTGTAACAAAGAGACGTTCTACGTTCAAGAAAAGAGTGAAAGCGGTTATGCTGCGCACTCTGGAAACCTTTAAGAAGCATTACACAGAAACAAGTTTTACACTGGCTCCCGGAAATGGAACAACAGCGATGAACACACGCGTTTATGCACCTTGGCAATCAGCGTTTACACAAGGAACTGGATCGGGGCAAATTCATGGGACCAAAGTCCACTTATGGAAATTCTTGTGGCGTCTCAACGTCAAAGGACTTATTGCAGGTGATGTTCACATGCAGATCCTCTTCATCAAATCTGACTTTCAGATGGACGTCACGGCGGCCGGAACCGATGTCAACAACGAGGGTCAAACGATGTCTGCTACTACTACTATCAGTACAAATCCTACTCAAGTTCCTCCAAACGGTAACCTCCCCCTCTTCGACGTAACAGCAGCTCCAGGACAGTTCTCCGGTCTGTCACCGGTTACAAAGTTCAACAATGACAATATCACGATCCTCAGGATCTGGAACTTCAAGCTCCACGGCTTCGGCACGGCAGCGACGGACCCATTTTTTGACACGACTCTTACATTCCCATTTAACAAACAGGTCCAGATTCAAGAGACACAGGAGACCATTGACGGCGTCCCTCGTTTCTTCGGTCCTTCCGGCCGACGCAGTAATGCTGACCAGTATTACATCCTTGTCAGAACTTGGGGAGCCGACTTCCTTAGCAGCTCTTCTTCAATCGATGTCGATCACAGAGGTTTACTTATGTGGAAGGAAGTATAAA